TGGAGTAGAGTTCCTGATTGGGCTAGACCTTATACTTATCTAAATAAAGAAGAAGCAGATGAAGCTAAACAAAACTTTATGACTTATGAAGATACAGGAGGTGCAGAAACTTCATTAAGGCAAACACCAATGACAATGCAAACACCGATTACTACGCCAGCTCCTAGAACTTTGGGAGCACCTCTACCGCCAGGTGTTGATAATCAAATAGATATTTCTGATTTTTTAGGTGATGGAAATAGAGAAGAAACTTTAGAGTCTTTACAGGGTATATTTGGACCACAAGTGCGATATGCAAATTCCATGACAGGAGCAGATTTAGATTTGCCAAGGGAAACTATATCTCAGCCAATGCCTCCACCTTCTATGTCATCATTACCATCATTACCATCTTTGACACTTCCAAAACTTCCAACACTTCCAGGACGTAACAATATGCCAATTTATAAAAAACCTCCCATATTAGGAGCTAGGTAAAACAATATAGGCAGGAGAGAGCCAATGGACGCTGTAAATTTAGCAGAATATTTTTTTAAGAATTTAAGACAAAGAGAACAAAACGCAGTTGACATGATTGCCAGTGGCAATATAAAATCCATGGAAGACTACAAATACATTATGGGAGAGTTATCGGCGATTCGCTCTCTCATAGAAGATTTAAAAGAAACGCTGCAGATGGATGATAATATCGATGAATGAAAAAGTCGCAAAAACAGAATTTGAAAAACATAAAGAAAAACTTGCAGAAGATAAGAAATCAGAATTAGATAAAGCTTTTGTAAGCCAAGAAGAAAAAGTCCTCGATCCAGAACTTTTAAATAAATCCCTACTAGACAGAATGCCCAATCCATCAGGGTGGCGTTTGCTAGTTTTACCCTACAAAGGAAAGGGCGTTACAGAAGCTGGAATCCAATTAGTAAAAGAAACAGTAGATAGAGAGTCTTTATCTACAGTTATATGCTATGTGTTAAAAGTTGGATCTTTATCTTATAAAGACGAAAACAAATTTGGTAGTGATGCCTGGTGTAAAAAGGGAGATTGGATTTTGATAGGTAGATACGCTGGGACTCGTTTTAAGTTAGAGGATGACCATGAGGTTAGAATCATTAACGATGATGAAGTAATTGCTACCATCTTAGACCCAAACGATATTAAATCTTTATAGGAGTAAATAATGGCAGAAGAAGCACAAAATATTGAAGAAGTAGAAAGTATTGATGTAGAAATCACAGATGAAAAGATAGAAAAAGCAGCAGTACCAGAACATAAGAGAGTAGAAGACGAGGTTCAAGAAGAAGCTGTAAACGTTGTTCTAGATGAAAGAAATGAAGTAACTCCAGTTACTGATGATGAAATCAAAGAAAATTTTGAAGTCTCTCCTCAAGTAGAAGAAAAATCAAAAGATCTATCAGACATAGAGAAAAGAGCATCGCTTGCACAAAATAGAATTAACAAAGCAGTAGCTCAAGCTAAAGAGTTCCAAAGAAGAGAACTGATGGCTGTCCAATACGCTAAAGATTTAAAAGATCAAAACGAACAATTAAGACAATCTCAGAAATCTTTTCAGAATAGTTATGGAGATGAGTTTACAAATCGTGTTGAATCTCAAATAACTTTAGCAAGGCAAGCTTTAAAACAAGCTACTGAGTCCCAGGATTCTGAAGCTATAGCTACAGCTACTGAAGCTTTAACAATGGCTACTTCAGATAAAGCAAGACTTGAACAATATAGACAAGCTCAGAAACAATATGAAGAACAAGAAGAAGCTTATAATGAACAAGTTCAAAATCAACGAGAATATCAATCTCAACAAATTGAGCAATATGATGAACCATCAAATAAGGCTCAAACGTGGGCAAAACAGAACACTTGGTTTGGAAAAGACCAAGTTGCTACCTCAGTTGCTTTTGCAATTCATAATGAATTAGAGAATGAAGGCTTTGACACAGAGTCCGATGAATACTACACTGAACTAAATAATAGAGTGCAACAAGAGTTGCCTCATAAATTTAACGTGGAAGCGGACAAAAAACCCGTCCAGACAGTCGCTTCAGCCACACGCAATACATCGACAGGACGCAAACAAAATCGTATCGAGTTGACACCGAGCGAACAAGCACTAGCTAAGAAGCTTGGAGTGTCATTTAAAGATTACGCAATACAAAAAGCGAGGTTAGAAAGATCATGACAAAAGAGAAAGAGAACATAATTGACGATAAAGATGTTAGAGCTTCAAGAAGTTCTGACACTAGAGTAAAAGACGATAGGCCAAAAGTTTGGAAAATGCCTTCTGCTTTAGAACTACCAGATGAAGCTATTGAACAAGCTGAATCTCAAGGTTTAACTTATCGTTGGATTAGAGAGTCTATATTGGGTCAAGATGATAAAACGAATGTCTCAAAAAGATTTCGTGAAGGATTCGTCCCAGTTAAACCAGATGAACTTCCTGGATTTCATGATTTGCCTACAGTCGATGATGGTCGACATGCTGGAGTTATAGGGGTGGGTGGATTGATACTGTGCAAAATTGATAAAACTATCGCAGATCAAAGGAATGATTTCTTTGAACAACAAACCTTAAACCAAATGACCGCAGTAGAGAACGACCTAATGCGTGAAGAGAATCCTTCGATGCCAATTTCAAGTAAAATGTCATCTAAGGTAACTTTTGGTGGAAGCGGTAATTAATTACTACTTCTAAAATATAAATTAACTAAGGAACTATTATGGCAAATACAAATGCTAAATTCGGTTTAAGACCTATAGGAAAACTTGGAAGCAATGCTAACAGCACTGGTACTACTGAGTATGATATTCTTACAGGCACGACTGGAAGTATCTTTACAGGCGATCCAGTTAAAATGGTTAGCACAGGTGGCATAGCTGTCGCTGCTGCTGGCGATCAATTACTGGGAGTCTTTCAGGGGTGCAAGTACACTGATTCAGCTGGAGAGGTGCAATACTCATCTTACTGGCCTACAGCAACTGCATCTTCTGATGCAGTGGGTTTCATAGTTGACGATCCTGATACTTTGTTTGAAGTCCAAAGTGCTGCTACAGGTAGTGTGGTACAAACAGTTGTCGGTTTAAACGCTGATATTGTTTACACTGCTGGTAGTACAACCACTGGTAGATCTAATGTAGATCTTAGTGGCACTATGGCTACAGGTACGGCTCAATGTAGAATTATTGGATTTTCTAATGACCCAGAGAATAACGCTCTAGGTACTGGAAGTCTTTCTACATATGTCAACATGATTGTTAAAATTAACGAGCACTTCTATGCTCAAACTACAGGAGTTTAGTAATGGCGATTAATCGATCACAACTAGCAAAAGAGCTAGAACCAGGTCTAAATGCCCTATTCGGAATGGAGTACGACCGCTACGAAAACGAACATGCTGAAATCTTTGAAACTGAGTCTTCGGACAGAGCTTTTGAAGAAGAAACATTAATCGTTGGTTTCGGGAATGCTAAAGTAAAAGGTGAAGGAAACGCTGTTGAATTTGATTCAGCTTCCGAAGGCTTTACTTCTAGGTATTCACACGAGACTATAGCGTTAGCTTTCGCTCTTACTGAAGAAGCAATAGAAGACAATCTTTATGACAGGCTTGGTGCTAGATACACCAAGGCGTTAGCAAGATCTATGGCTCATACTAAGCAAGTAAAAGCAGCTGCTGTTTTGAACAATGCTTTCTCATCTAGTTATACTGGTGGAGATGGTGTTGCTCTAATAAGTACAGCTCACCCATTAGCTGGTGGCGGTACTTTAAGCAACAGGCCTAGCACTTACTCTGACTTAAATGAGACTTCGTTAGAAGATGCGTTGATTTCTGTATCAACTTTTACTGATGATAAAAGCATGATTCTTGCCCTACAAGGTAAGAAACTAATCATTCCACCACAATTACAATTTGTGGCAGATAGATTGCTTCAAACACCAGGAAGAGTTAGTACGTCTGACAACGACATCAATGCTATTAAGAACATGGGCATGGTCCCTGAAGGTTATTCAGTTAACCATTTCTTAACAGACAACGATGCGTGGTACTTGTTAACAGACTGCCCTGATGGATTTAAACACTTTGAGAGATCTCCTCTTTCAACTTCTATGGAAGGTGACTTTGATACTGGCAACGTCAGATTTAAAGCTAGAGAAAGATATTCTTTTGGTTTTTCAAACCCAAGAT